TCAAACTGAAGTGTGAAGTCTTTGAATATAGTTCTGAGAGATTTATTACTGGGAATGCAGAAATCGATGTTATCGATGATAAGTCAGAAGATCAGTATGCATACCAGTTCTTGCTAGAAGGTAGTGGAAATCTATTGTTAGACTCTGGTGATTCTCTGATCTTGGCAGGATATTCTATATCCGAAATTGATCCACTGGCAAACAATGAAGACTTTGATGATATTGCATACGCAGATGGAATTATAGACTTTACGTCTATCAATCCATTCGGTGAAGTGTTGGTGAGGAACTAATGTTCGCAGGTAAATTTTTCTATCACTCGCATATTCGTAAAGCGATTATTGCCTTTGGTACCATCTTCAACAACATTGTTGTCCAGCGCAAAAACTCTGAAGGAGAATATGTGCAGAGTCTGCGTGTTCCGCTGGCATATTCAACTAAGCAGAAATTTCTTGCTCGTATTGCCTCGATTCCTACAACCGATCCAGCAAGCACAGCAATTACACTACCAAGAATTGGGTTTGAAATCACTGGACTCAATTACAATCCAACTCGTAAGATTAACGTGCTGACAAAAAACATTGCAGTAGGTTCAGGCGACGATACAAATAAGTTGCGCAGTCAGTTTACAAGCACTCCATATGACATGTCGATTTCTCTTTACGTTTTCGCAAAGAACCAAGATGATGGATTGCAAATTATTGAACAGATTCTACCATTCTTCAATCCAGATTTTTGTGTTACAATTAATGATGTTCCCGAGATGGGTATTAAGCGCGACTTGCAAATAACGATGGAGGGAATCGATTATGAAGATCAATACGAAGGCGATTATACTCAGAGACAGTCAGTTATCTGGACTTTGAATTTCAAACTTGGATTGAATTTCTATGGACCAGTCGAACTACAAGGTATCATTAGAACTGCAATTGCAAATACCTACGCAAATGATACGGTTGATATCAACAATGGACAAAGATATACAGTGACAACAACACCTTCCGACGTAACACCAGAAATTGGTGCGTGGGACTATGTGGAGACATTTGATGAGTTCTTCGAATAACTATGAAAAACTAGATGAGATTTTTGGGACTCAGTCTGCGCCAATATCTACCGCAGTAGTCATCCCACCTGCTCAACCAATTCAAGTTCCCGTTGCGTACATACCCACGGGTGACGATATCGAAGACGATTATCAAATTGCTCGTCGGAAACTTAATACTCTTATCGACAAAAGTCAACAAGCACTCGATGGAATGCTAGGTGTTGCTCTTGCCAGCGACAGTCCTCGTGCCTATGAAGTTGTTGGGCAGTTGATTAAAACCACAGGCGACACTGCCAAAGATCTATTAGATCTTCAGGCAAGGAAAAAGAAATTGCGCGAAGAGCAACCGTCAAAGGGTAATATCGAGACCCAGAATAATATTGTCTTTGCTGGATCCACATCAGATCTTTTGAAAGCATTAAAGGCAGAGAAGGCAAAAATAATTGACCATGAATGAAGAAGAATCCTCATACCACGGTAATATTAATTTAAAACCGATCGGGCACAAACATAGTTTTACAATGGAGCAATTGGCCGAACTCGAGTTGTGCCAAGAGGATCCTATTTACTTTATTGAGAACTATTGTCAAATCGTTACTCTCGATCACGGTCTTCAGTTATTCAAACTCTATGATTGCCAGAAGCGCAAAGTCGCTCATATTCTGGACAATCGTAAAGCGATTCTTATGGAGGGTCGTCAGCAAGGTAAGACTATTACTTCCGCTGCGTGTATCCTCTGGTATACACTTTTCCAAGAATCCAAAACTGTTGCTATAATGGCAAACAAAACCTCTGCTGCCAGAGAAGTTATGTCTCGTTATCAAGGCATGTATGAAAACTTGCCGCTCTGGATGCAACAAGGTGTAAAGACTTGGAACAAGGGTGACATTGAATTAGAAAACGGATCGAAAGTATTTACCTCCGCGACAACTACCAGTGGTATTCGTGGTAAGTCTGTTAACTGGTTGTATATCGACGAAGCGGCAATTATTCCAAACACAGTTGCTGAGCAGTTCTTCGCTTCAGTTTATCCTACAATTTCTGCTGGTCAAACGACTAAGATCCTTCTGACCTCAACACCTCTGGGATATAACCACTTCTGGAAATTCTGGAACGAAGCAGAAAAAGGTGCAAATGGTTTTGTGCCTATGTTCATTCCATACACTGAAATTCCAGGACGCGATGACGCATGGGCAGAAGAACAACTAAGACTACTTGGTGAATTGAAATTCAATCAAGAAGTTATGTGTAACTTCCTCGGTTCGAGCAATACACTTATTAACTCCAAAACTCTCGCTAATATGAGTTCTATTGATCCAGTCTATACCAAGGATGGACTGGATATCTTCGAAGAACCTATGCCAGACCGAGCATATGCAATGACGGTTGATACTGCTAGAGGTATTGGGGGAGACTACTCCACTGCAGTGGTAATCGACGTTACTACTGTTCCGTATAAAATGGTAGCGAAGTATCGTGATAATAAGATTGCTCCGCTGCTGTTTCCTAATATTATAAATAAAGTAGCGAGAGATTATAATTCCGCACACGTATTGATTGAAGTTAATGATATTGGGCAGCAAGTCGCTGATATTTTACACAGCGACTTAGAATATGATAATATTCTTACCACTGCTCGAGATGCGAACAAACAATACTTGTCTCCTGGATTTGGCAGAACGACAACCTTTGGTGTCAAAATGTCAAAGCAGGTCAAACGACAGGGTTGTTTTACGTTTAAGTCGTTATTAGAAGAAATGAAACTACAAATTTTTGATGCTGATACCATCAGTGAATTGTCAACGTTTATTGAAAAAGCAGGATCGTATCAAGCAGACGAAGGTTATCATGACGACTTAGCAATGTGTCTAGTACTGTTCGGATGGTTAACCACAAATACTTATTTTAAAGACTTGACTGATATAGATATTCGTGAAAAATTATATGACACCCAAATGAGACAAATTGAAGAAGAACTTACTCCCTTTGGTATTATTGTTAGTGGACGAGAAGAAGAAGCGTTTATTGCTGGGGGTGATTATTGGAAAGTCGATACGACGTATCGATAACACAAAATACACGAGTTATAAATAAGAAACAAGATGAAACTGATCATTTTAACACAAGGAGAATAAAAACATGGCTTTTCAGTTATCGCCTGGAGTCCTAGTTACAGAACAAGACCTTACTAATGTTGTCCCAGCAGTTTCGACTTCTGTTGGCGCATTTGTAGGTAATTTCAATTGGGGACCAGCGGAAGAAATCGTTACTGTTGCATCCGAGAACGAACTTGTACTCAAGTTTGGTGGACCAACCTCAACCAATGTAGTAGACTTCTATTCTGCTGCAAACTACCTCGCATATACCAACAACCTCAAACTCGTTCGCGCATGTGGAACAGCAGCAAGAAACGCTACTGGCGCTGCGGGTCATGCACTTTATATTCCAAACGAAGACGTCTATGAAAACAGTTTCAGTGATGGTTCTCAAACTGCACATTATGCTGCAAAATATCCTGGGTCAAAAGGCAACGGTCTCATTGTTTCACTCTGTGACTCAACAGGATTTGATACATGGGATTATGCTTCGGGATTTGCTGGAGCCCCAGCAACTTCTACTTATGCTGCTGCTCTGGGCGCATCATTAGATGAAGTTCACGTAATTGTAGTCGACGGTCTTGGAAAGTTTACTGGAACTGCAGGAACAGTTCTTGAGAAGTTCGCAAACTTATCAGTTGCTTCTGATGCAAAAGGTAGTGATGGCGGATCAATCTATTATAAAAATGTAATCAATGCCCAGTCAAGGTATGCTTGGTGGTTAAAACATCCAGACAATGCTGGTGCAGCAAAAGGTTGGGGATCTGCTGCCAGTGCTGGCGCTTATCACTTTATTACTGCTACAGGTGAGCATACGTCCACCTTCGTGGGTGGTGTTGATGCTACTCCTGCAACTGGCAATCTTACTGCTGGATATGCACTGTTTGTTGATAAAGAACAAGTAGATATCTCTCTGGTAATTACTGGTGGTCATGTTGCTGCTGTTCAACAGTATGCGATTGATACACTTTCACTTGGTCGCCAAGATTGCGTTACGTTTGTTTCCCCTGCTCTTGCTGATGTTAAGAACAATGCAGGCGACGAGATCACAGATGTCGTTGATTACTTTAAAACAGATCTAAATCGTTTTAGTTCATATGTTGTTGCCGACTCGGGTTGGAAGCGTCAATACGATCGTTACAATGACGTATATGTCAACGTTCCTTTGAACCCTGACATCGCTGGTCTTTGTGCTCGTACTGACAATACCAATGATCCTTGGTTCTCACCTGCTGGTCTAACTCGTGGTGCGATTAAGAACGTTGTTAAACTTCTTTGGACTCCAAACCAAGCAGAGCGTGACGAACTTTATAAGAATGGTATCAACCCTGTTGCTAATCTTCCAGGAAATGGTATTGTTCTCTATGGTGACAAGACACTTATTGCGAAACCATCAGCGTTTGATCGTATCAATGTTCGTCGTCTGTTTATCGTTCTTGAAAAAGCAATTTCGACTGCTGCTAAATTCCAGTTGTTCGAATTCAATGACGTGTTCACTCGCGCTCAGTTCAAGTCGATTGTAGAACCATTCCTCCGCGATGTTCGCGGTCGTCGTGGTATCTTTGACTTCCGTGTGGTTTGCGACGAAACGAATAACACTGGCGAAGTAGTTGACCGTAACGAATTCGTTGCTGACATCTTTATCAAACCAGCAAAATCGATTAACTTCGTCAAATTGAATTTCATCGCTACGAGAACTTCGATTTCGTTTGAAGAAGTCGGCGCATAACCCTATAAATAAGAAAAAGATTAGGAGAATCTAATATGGATATTTCAAGATTTAAGGGGTTTCTGGGTGCTGGCGGTGCAAGACCAAATCAATTCCAAGTAACACTTGGTTTCCCATCACTAATTGGTGGTGTTGGAGAAAAGACTATTTTGGTTACTGGTGCTTCACTTCCCGCATCTAACGTAAACCCAACTCTACTTCAGTATCGTGGTCGCGAAGTTAAACTCGCTGGTGAGCGTATCTTCGACCCATTTACAATTACCATTGTAAACGATACAGAATTTTCACTTCGTCGTCCAATCGAAAGATGGATGAATTTGATGAATAATTTAGAATTTAACACAGGTAATACTACACCACGCGATTACCAAGCACAAATTACAGTTGCGCATCTTGATCGCAATGATAAAACTCTTCAAACATACATACTGGTGGATGCATTCCCGATCAATATGTCAGAAATTGCTCTGCAATATGGTCAGAACGATGTTGTCGAAGAGTTCACAGTAACATTCCAGTATCAGTACTACACCACCTTTGCTGGTGAACGTCCTGGTGAAACTGTTGCGTAATAATATAAAGTAAAATTGAATTATGGAAATTTTTGGTTATAAAGTTGAAAAATCTAAGGCGGCACCGACGGAAAAATCGTTTGTGCCGCCGACGGACGATGGAGGTTCTGATGTCATTAAGGCAGGTGGTTATTTTGGCACCTATCTTGACTTAGAAGGAACTGCCAACACCGAGGCAGAACTTATTAAAAAGTATCGCGACATTGCCTTTATGGCAGATGTCGATTCTGCCATTGATGATATCGTGAATGATTCTATTTCAAACCTTGACGATGAGCGTCCTGTAGAAATTAATCTTGATAATGTCAAACTATCTGATCCAATTAAGAAAAAGATTGAACAAGAGTTCGAAACAATTCTGGATCTATTAGAGTTTAATCTGAGAGCACAAGACTATTATCGTCGTTGGTATATTGATGGTAGAATTTATTTCCACAAAGTAATTGATACGGCAAAACCTAAAAATGGTATTACCGATGTTCGCTTTATCGATCCTCGTAAGATTAAAAAAGTCCGTGAGATCTTTAAAGAAAAAGATGAAAAATCAGGTGTTGAGTTCATCAAGAAGATCGAAGAATACTTTGTGTATAATGAACGTGGCATTGTTCTAGATAAAGCGCATACTGCTTCTCCTGGATCTGCTGCAACAATGAAGGTTACTAGAGATGCGATTTGCTATGTTCCTTCTGGTCTGAGTGATCAGGATAAGAACATTCCATTGTCGTATCTGCATAAAGCGATCCGTCCCGCCAATCAGTTGCGCATGATGGAAAACGCTGCAGTAATCTATAGAATTTCGAGAGCACCAGAACGTCGCGTATTCTATGTTGACGTCGGTAATCTCCCAAAGATTAAAGCGGAACAATATCTCCAAGGCATTATGAATCAGTATAGAAATAAACTGGTATATGATGGTAACACTGGAGAGATTCGCGATGACAAAAAGTTTATGTCAATGCTAGAAGACTTCTGGTTGCCTCGCCGCGAAGGTGGACGTGGTACTCAGATTGAAACTCTTCCAGGTGGTCAGAGTCTCGG